GTCAAGTCGGCGGCAAAGGGCCGTTTATTATCGTTGCGTCCGCTGGCCGGATCGTTAGTGCCAATACGCGATTCACCGACCGGATGCACAGCGTCACAGATCAAGGTGCGGCCCCAATATTTACCACTATCGCATCGGCGGCAGTGGGCAACGATATGATTGCGTTAGCGCCACAGGCTATTGTCGCGGCGATCAGCGCCGAGCCCGACGTTGAAGCGACCAGCGCGGCAACGCTGGTGATGGACACCGCGCCGGGAGCCGCTGGCACCACAGGCTCAGGCGAAAAGGAAATGTTCCAGACCGACAGTATCGCCGTAAAGGTGCGATGGCCGGTGAATTGGGCGTTGCGCGACCCGCGCGCGGTCGCATGGCTTACGCCAGCGTGGAAATGAAATGACGGAAATCGTCACGGCGTTGACTATTGCGCCTTATGTCGATGACCTTCCCTATCTCGACCCGATCATTGCTCATGAGCGTACCGATTACGGCTGGCGTGGCTTGACGCAACAAGGTGAAGTGCTGGAAGTCCGAGGCACGAACGGTCATCAGATCGAAATTCCAAATGAGATTACTATCGCACGCGGCGGCAAGCCCATTGGTCGGCGAGCGATACGCAATGAGGCCGTTAATATCGGTGCCTATCTCGCGCGTTTCAATCAAAGCGTCGCGCTCTATCGCGCCAATCAATTTGATGAGGCGCTGAAAGCGTCCGATGCGGCGATGGAAGTCGCTCCGACAATTCGAGCCAGATACAATCGTGCTTGGGTGTTGCTTTCGGCTGGTCGATGGAGCGATGGCTTCGCTGAATACTGGGAGTGTGAGCAGCATTTGCCGTTCATGCGGCCACAGGTTAGCGCGGCGCTTGAACGTGGATTGATGCCGTGGCGGGGCGAAGACCTTGATGGCAAGAAATTGCTGCTACTGCACGCCCATGGTTTCGGCGACAGCATCATGATGCTGCGCTATGTGCAGCGTTTGTGGGCGATGGGTGCGAATGTTCGTCTTGATGTGCCTGACGTGTTGCGAAGCCTCGCCAATCAATATGCGCCGCTCGATGTGTTGGATGGTGAGTGCCCGCCCGATTATTTTTGTCCGTTCCTGCATCTTCTGCATTTTTTGAATGTCACGCCAGAGAGTGTGAATGGCAGTCCTTACATGGCTGTCGACAAAGCCACTCCGGGTGTGAAGCAAAACCGAAAGCGGGTTGGCATCGCGTGGTCGATAGGTCAGCCGAGTGACAGCGATTATCCCCGAGAGATACCACTTGCTCAATTGGTCGAAGCATTGGGCGATGTGGAAATTCACAGCGTGCAGCTGCAGGGCGCAGATCAAGCGCGTGCTCTCGGTGTCCAAGTTTATGAGTTCAGAGACTTTGCTGATTGCGCGAGGCTGATGCTGAAGATGGACGAGATCGTCAGCGTCGACACGGCGGCGTTGCATCTGGCCGGAGCTATCGGACATCCACGCGTGACCGCGCTGCTATCGCATTGGGCCAGCTGGCGATGGCTTGCGCGTTGGTATTCGAATGTTCGGCTGTGTCGTCAGTTGATTTCTGGCGATTGGTCGAGTGCGCTTGAGGAGCTTTCCCATGAATAAACATTGGCAAGCGAGATCACTTGCAAGTCTTTCCAAGCAAGATGGTTACGAGCCGGATGACGACGAGAGCTATGAAGATTTCATGGATCGTTGCACCGATGATCTTGGCAATGAAGACGCCTGTCAGTTGCTCTGGGAAGACAGCGATAATGCCGCTGATGATGGCAACGATGGTGACGACGATAAATCTGCGGCTGGTGTAGAGCACAGGACGCATGCAGGTGAAGTCAGTGGTCTAGAGTTTGTGCTTTCCGACGAGACGCCTGATCGCATGGATGATGTGATCATGTCGGACGGCTGGGAATTGACCAATTTCAAGCGCAATCCCATCGCGCTGTTCAATCACAAAAGTGATTTTCCAATTGGCAAGTGGCGCAATCTGCGTGTCGAAGATAAGCAGCTGCGTGGCCATCTCGAACTCGCGCCGACAGGTACGAGCGACCGCATCGATGAAATTCGTAAATTGATTGATGCCGGAATACTTCGCGCTGTTTCGGTTGGCTTCAAGCCGGTCGAAACCAAGGATCGCGAAGGCACCAAATGGGGTTCGGTTTACATCAAGAGTGAACTGGTCGAAACCTCATTGGTCAGTGTGCCAGCCAATCCCAATGCGCTGGCTGTCGCAAAGTCTCTGAAAATTTCCCCTGCAACGATTGATCTCGTGTTTGCCGAGCAAGGCAACAGAAACACGGGCACCAAGCGGCGTGGGTTCACTGGCGAGCACGCCTCACGATCTCGCATTAGAAGGGGCAGCGCCATGTCTGGCCTAGCTCAACGCATTATTGACTTGGAGACGGCAATCGTCGCCAAGCGTGACCAACTCGAAATTCAATTGGGAAAGCAGGACGACAGCAATGTCAGCGATGCTGATCTGGAAGCCACTACCAAGCTGAACGCCGAGATCATCCAACTCGAAAAGACGCGGGCGATGTTGGTTGATTCCGAAAAGCTGTTGAAGAAGAACCTGCTCGACGAGAATGGCGGTGGAAGCCGCAGTCGCTCGCTTTCGACTACCGTGCTCACACCAGAGCGCGAGCGCATTGTTGCGCCCGCAGTCATTGTCAATCGCAAGAAAGACTTTGACATGCTCGACTTGATGGTCCGCGCCGCTACGGTGGCCTGTGTCGCCAAGATGACCGGTAAGTCGGTCGATGAGACACGGCAACGGGTCTATGGTGATGAAGAAGGTACGCATGCGCTGACCGATATCGTTACTCGTGCGCCGTCTGCGCCAGCCATGACCACGGTTACCGGCTGGGCCGCTGAACTGGTCCATACGCTGTGGGCCGACATGATGCCGATCCTGATGCCGAAGGCAATTCTGACGCGCCTTGCGCCGAAGGGATTGACACTCAGTTTCGGGGCGAATGGCAAGATCGTCATTCCGACACGTTCGCGCACGCCGAGCTTGGCAGGTTCGTTCGTCGGTGAAGGAATGGCCATTCCTGTTCGTCAAGGTGCGTTCACTTCGCAAACCCTGACGCCGAAGAAGATGGCCGTGATCAGCACTTGGACGCGGGAGATGGGCGATCATTCCATTCCGGCGATTGAAGGACTGATCCGTGAGGCAATCCAAGTCGATACCAGCGTGGCCATCGACTCGGTCCTCATCGATGCGAACCCGGCGACCACGATCCGGCCTGCCGGGTTGCTTAACGGCGTGGCGGCAACGGGCGCGACGGCTGGCGGTGGCATCGGGGCGATCATTGGTGACATGGTCGCTCTCATTGGCGCGCTTAGCATCAACACCTACGGCAACATCCGTAATCCGGTTTGGTTGATGAACCAAGCCGACATTTTGCGCGTGTCGCTGGCTCAGGCTGCCAACACTGGCATCTTCCCGTTCAAGGATGAGATCGCCAATGGGACGTTGAACAACATCCCGTTGATCGACTCCGCGACGGTGCCGTCCAAGGTCATGGTTCTGGTTGACGCTGCCGATTTTGTTGTGGTCGGCGGTGAAGCTCCGCGAATGGAGATGAGCGATCAGGCGACCTTGCATATGGAGGACACCGCGCCGCTTGATCTGGTGTCTGGTTCTCCCGGCACGGTCGCATCACCGCAGCGTTCGCTCTTCCAGACTGACTCGCTCGCGCTGCGCATGATCATGCCGCTGAACTGGGTTCAGCGTCGTGCAGGCACGGTCGCGTGGACGCAGGCCGTGACGTGGTGAGTATCCCGCGCGCCGTGAAATCGCGTGCGGGCTCATCCCAAATAGGAGGAGTGTTTCCATGACTACCAAGTTAGCTGACGATCCTGCGACTGAAGCCGCGAAGAAGGCAGTCGAGGACAACAAGAAAGTCTCCGACAAGTCGCGCGCTGAGTTTGCCGAAAGAACTAAGGGCAAGCCGACGCCGACACAGGAGGAAAATGATCTCGCGATGTGTGGTGCACACATCCTTGAGCATGAGCCGGATGGGAGTGATCCCGATCCGAACGTGAGCGGCGCTGAGAAGCATCTTGAGGCCGACAAACCTGCGCGGTCTCAGAATTATCAGACGCGGCAGCATCGTCCTACCGAGTGATCAGTAGTGGCAAACTGGCTGTCCCGTATCGCGCAATACGTCATGCGATCATCGGTCGAGGGCGAATATCGCCCCGGCCCTTATCAATTGCCGATCACGGGCGGCTGGCTTCCGG